AGCAGGAGCAGGCGGCGATGCGCGCGGCCATGCGCCGCGTCGCGGAGACGATGGCCGAGATCGGCTGGGGCACCTGCTTCCAGGAGCTGAGCGAGGCGCAGGTGCTGACGCTGATCGAGGTCGCCGTCGGCGGCTTCCAGGAGGCGATGCAGGTCATCGCCCGGCAGGACGCGGCGGCGGAGGTGCCGTTCTGATGCTCGACTTCAACAGCCGCAGCCAGACCTCCGCGCACGTGAACACCGCGATTGACGCTGCGCTGATAACGGCGAACCAGGCAGCGCCGCCGCGCAACTATCTCGGCGGCTCCCGCCTCGGGCATGCCTGCGAGCGGGCGCTGCAATTCGAGTTCGTGAAGGCCCCGAAGGACGAAGGCGCCGACTTCGACGGACGGCTGCTGCGCATCTTCGGGATCGGCCACGCGCTGGAGGACGTGGCCGTCGCTTGGCTGCGCGCCGCCGGCTTCGATCTCTACACCCGCCGTGGGGGTGGCGAGCATGGTGAGCAGTTCGGCTTTTCGGTCGCCGGCGGTCGCATCCGCGGCCATGTCGATGGCGTCTTCGCCGGCGGCCCGACCATCCCCGGCATGGCGTTCCCGGCCCTGTGGGAATGCAAGACCATGAACGCCAAGGCCTGGCGCGAGACGTCCAGCAAGGGCGTCGGCGTGGCCAAGCCGATCTATGCGGCGCAGATCGCGGTCTACCAGGCGTATATGGACGCCAGCGTCCCGGGCGTGGCGGACAATCCGGCGCTCTTCACCGCCATCAACAAGGACACGGCGGAGCTGCACCACGAGCTGGTGCCGTTCAACGCCGAGCTGGCGCAGCGCATGTCGGATCGGGCCGTGCGCATCCTGGCCGCAACGGATGCCGGCGAACTACTCCCCCGCGTTGCCGCCCAGGCCGACCATTTCGAGTGCCGCTTCTGCCCCTGGGCCAAGCGCTGCTGGGCGCAGCCTGCATGACCGCATGGGGCGACTTCAACGATGCCGTGCCGCTGCCGGACGATAGCGCGGGCGAGATTCCCAGCGGTGGGCAGATCGCCGTCGATCGACTTCCCAGCGATGGGGAGACGACGCTGCCTGCTTGCGGCTACCTCGCGCCGGACATCGAGCAGATCGCCGCCTTCCTCGACGTGGTCTTCGGCTATTGCGAGGGGCTGATCCCCGTCCGCGGCTTCGTCGATCAGGGCCAGGGGCTCGACACCAAGCCCCACAACATCTGGGTCCCGGCCGACCGGCACGCCGCCGCATCCCTCAGCGCCTACGCCGCCTGGGCCGCGCGTGAGGGCAGCGCCGTCTATGTCATCCCCGGCACCGTCGCCGAGCAGGGCCAGGCCCGCGCCGAGCATGTGCTGCAGATGCAGACGGTGGTGGTCGATCTGGATGCCGGCGATATCGCTGCCAAGCTGGCGCACCTCGTCCACCACCTCGGCACGCCGACCCTGCTGGTCGAGAGCGGCGGCCGCACCGCCCAGGGCGCCGCCAAGCTGCACGCCTGGTGGCGGCTGTCCGAGCCGGCTGAGGGCGAAGACCTGGCCCGGGTCTGCGAGCTGCGCGGTGAGATCGCTGAGAAGGTCGGTGGCGACCTGCACTTCCGCTCCGCGCACCAGCCCATCCGCGTGCCCGGCACCGTCCACCAGAAGCGTGGATTGCAGCGGCGCGTCATCATCCGGGAGCACCACCCCCGGGTCGAGGTCGAGCTCCCCGACTTCGCCGCGGCGGTGGCGGCCATGCCCACCATGCCGGGCCTTGTGGCGCCCACCGCCGCCGCGGGCGCCAATCGGCCAGGGCTCGATGCCGTCCTCACCACGCCGGTGCGCGAGGGCAGCCAAGACGCCTGGACCCGCTTCCAGGGCGCCAGCGCCGCCATTGGCCACTTCGTCCGCATGGTCCACGAGGGGCGCATGGCCGGCGACGAGGGCTGGGAGGCGATCTGCCAGTACAACGCCGCGTGCCTTCGGCCGGAATGGCCGCTGGACCGCCTCAAGGTTGAGGCGGACAGCATCTGGGCGCTGCATGTCGACCGCAACGGGCCGCCGTTGCTTCGCGCCACTGCGCCGCAGTCCAGCGCCATCCCCGCGCACACGCTCGGCGCGCTGCTCGACGATACCTCGCCGATGCCCGACGACCTCATCGGGCCACGCCTGCTGACCCCGGGCGGGATGCTGGTGCTGGGCGGTGCGCCGAAGGTCGGCAAATCCGACTTCCTGATCAGCCTCCTGGTGCATGCCGCCGCTGGCGCGCCGTTCCTGCGCTTCACGGCACCACGCCCACTGCGGGTGTTCTATCTCCAGGCGGAGATCCAGTACCACTACCTGCGCGAGCGCCTGCAGCAGCTCCGGCTCGATCCCGCCGTCGTGGCCCGCGCCCGCAACACCCTCGTCGTCACCCCCAAGCTGCGCATGCTGCTCGACGACCAGGGCGTGCCCCTCGTCGCCGCCGCCATCCACGCTGCGTTCCCTGACGCGCCGCCCGACATCATCTGCATCGACCCGATCCGCAACCTCTTTGATGGCGGGCCCGCAGGCGAAGGTGAGAACGACAACGCGGCGATGATGTTCTTTCTGCAGAGCCGGGTCGAGGCGCTGCGCGATCAGGTCGCCCCCGAAGCGGGCATCATCCTTGCCCATCACACGAAGAAGCTCAGTAAGCAGCAGGTAAAGGATGATCCCTTCCTGGCGCTATCCGGCGCCAGCGCGCTGCGCGGCTACTACACCTCGGGCGCCATCCTGTTCCGCCCCGACGAGGAGCAGACCGAGCGCGAGCTTCATGTCGAGCTCCGCAACGGGCCCGGCCTCGAGCCGATGCTGGTCGACAAACGTGGTGGCGCCTGGGTGGAGCTCGATCGCACGGGCCAGCGCCTGGTGCGGAAAGACATCGGCGGCAAGCTCGATGCCGAGCGCAGCCGGCGTCACGACGTCATCCTGCAAATCATCGCCAACGAGGCCCGCGAGGGGAAGGTCTTCACCGGCAGCGCCTTCGCCGCACAGTTCGAGAACACGCACGGGCTGGGCGGTGACGACACCATCGCCCGCCGCATCAACGTCCTCGCCAACAAGGGCTACATCAAGTTCCTGCGCGACGCGCCCCAGCTCGGCATTCCCGTCAGCAAATCCACCAAGGGCTACCTCCTGGTGCAGGACATGCTCTTCGGGACGGATGGCGAGACGGTCGATTCCGAGACCGGCGAGATCACGCGCACCCTCGTCCCGCTGCTGCCGACGCACTTCCAATCGGAGACCAACAACGCGGTTCTGCCCGTCGAGAATCCGGAAATCTGGGTGCTGAACGACCCGGAGGCCCAGGCATGAAACGCCACTTCGATGCGTTATCGCACTGTGCGGAACTTGCTGCGGAACTTCCATGTTCCGCAAGTTCCGCAAGCCTGCGGAACTTACCTGCGGAACTTGAATCATCCAGCGATATCAGTGGGTTGACTAAGTTCCGCAAGTTCCGCAGCGAGGCTTTGCGGAACTTGTTTGCGGAACTTCAAAATAGCTCCCGAAATCAGTGGCTTAGGCAAGTTCCGCAAGTTCCGCAAAATGCTACCCCCCTACGGGGGGTGTGCGTGCGCGTCCAAAAGACGCGCGCACACCACACCCGGGGACGCCTGGTTCGGGTTCGGGGACCACCCCCAATGAGGCCACATCCCTCCAGCCGGGCAGCGACGGCGAGCTCCGCCAAGAACCGCGCCATCGCCGCCCTCACCAGGATCACCCCTTTCGGAGACCATCATGGATTTCGCGACTCTCACCATGCCCGCCCCTGACGCAAGCACCGTCCTGCCCGATCCCAATCTCTACCGGCCGCGCAAGCCCGGCATCCTCGCCCTGGATCTCGGCACCACCACCGGCTGGGCCCTGCGCTTGGGGGATGGCGGGACGACCTCCGGCACCATGACTTTCAAGCCCGGTCGCTTCGAAGGCGGCGGGATGCGCTTTCTGCGCTTCACCGACTGGCTCGTCGAAATCGCCATGCACGCGCACGGTCTCCGACGTGTGGTGTTCGAGGAGGTGCGCCGGCACGCCGGAACGGACGCCAGCCACGTTTACGGCGGCTTCCTCGGCACCCTCACTGCCTGGTGCGAGGAGCATGAGGTCCCCTACGAGGGCGTGCCGGTCGGCACGATCAAGCGCTACGCCACCGGCCGCGGCAACGCCGACAAGGCGGCGATGATCGAGGCCGTCCGCGCCCGCGGCTATCTGCCAGCCGACGACAACGAGGCAGACGCCATCGCTCTGCTGCTCTGGGCGACCGATCCCACCGGAGGTCGGGCATGAGCTTGCACGGCGCACCGCAGCCGCCTCGGTCCTGCCTCGACCGGGGCACGCGCAGCCCGACGAACGACGCCGAGGTCAATGCCATGCGGGCTGCCGCCTGGCATCGGCATGGCGTCGCCGCCCTGCCGGTCGCCGACATCACCGATGACTGGCTGCGACAGGCCATCACCAACGAAGCCAATCGGCGCTGGGGGCGTCGCAACGGGGAGAACCATCATGGCCGGTAAGCGCAAGCCCAAGGCGCCGAAGCCGAAGCACGACGATGTGGCGAAGCCGTCGAAGTGGCGGCTGCAGCATGGTGGCTTCTCGGAGCCGATCCGCGAGGCGGATCCCGAGACCGGCAGCCCAGTCCAGCATCGCCGCGCCGTGGACACGCTCGGGTTGATGCTGGCGCACGGCAGCATCACGCCGCAGATGCACGAAGCGGGTGAGATCTTCCGCGGGCTGTTCCGCGCCGCCTGCTTCGACAGCATGTCGACGTCGCAGATCATGCGCATCCCAGGCACGCG